AAGAAGTCTTGGATAACAACCGGGGTATCTGATCGTTTGAGGTCCAACCCCATGGCTTTGATTTTGCCTGGCCCATCAACGTCTGCACGTTTGCCTTCTTTGTCGTAGTAGAGAACTGCATATCGTTTTTTGGTGATGAACAGTCCTTTGCTTGCAACAATCTCGCGACCTGCCTTGATGACGTCTCCCCGTGTTTTTGGACAGTGGAAGGCGTCCTGCATGAATTTGACAAATGTTCCATTGACTGTTTCTCCTATGGTATCGTAAAGTTCAACCACTGATTCTCTGTTCCAGGGAATCACTCCTTTTTCAATGTCTTTCTTCAGCGTTGAATATGCAGAGAAATAACAAGAGTCTGTGTCACCGTAGATGATAGCACGACCAACGTGATCTGCTTCTCCGGTAATGATTTCATTGACTTTTGATGCCATATGGCGAGCAATAGCTCTGCCAGTTAGTGTGGTTGATTGACCGATGCGATTATCAAAGAATCTGCAGCCTGGATTTAAGATAGCACCATACAGGCTGTTCAAGTTAATCTTCTTAACCAGCTGTCGCTTGTCCCAGTATTCTTCTTCGATCTTGTTGCCAGCGGCAATACATTCTTTGAGTTTGGCCTGCATTTCTTTGCGTTCTGCATACCAACGTTTCAGCAGTCCGGGAATGATACCTTCTTTCTCATAGGTAAAGATAGTGCCGTTGGCGCTCAGCATCCAAGGTTGATTTGATTCAAAAATTAAATCGTAGATCTGTGCTGCGCTTAAAGTATCAGATCCACCATCTTCCCAGTCAATGGTGATTTCACGCCCTACCTTTCTTTCGAGTACGTCAGTGTATTCTACGCTGCCAAACATTCCTTCCCAGGCTGAGGCAAAGGATTTATTTTTAGCCATTTGTCCGTCGATATATTCCTTGGTGCCATCTTGGCGCAGTTGTCCCACGATGGTTTCCGGTCCCATGTTCAGCGCACGAATCGCACTAGGATACAGTGAATTAATATCTAGTGAGCCAATCCATTCGTGTATGCCCTTCTTGGGATAGGCTACATAAGCACCTGCAGCCTGTGTGTCTATGCCATCACGATTCACACGATTAGGAACGATCATGCCACGCTTGTGTGCTTCGTTGATGATGGCCTGTTCTGTAACCGCCACGGCACCCATAGTGGTAGCCAACAGCACTGTGCATTCGTGCGCCAGTGTGTTAGCCAGATCTAAGAACTTTAGTTTTTTATCTAGCTTGTCCAGCAGAGCAGTGTCTTGCCTGTTGTATTCTATGAATCTACGGAAGTCATTGTTGTACAATTGGTCTAAGGTGCCTTCATAAACAGTTTTGTTCTCACCGATCTCCATTTCACCGATGGCGTCCAGTCTATAGGTATGGCGTTCTTCATAGGTGTATTTGCGGTACAGTTCGAGGCTGTCTAGATGCACACGACCAATAAAGTCATAGGTCACAGCAGTTTTACCATACTTTTCGTATTCTCGCTTCTTGGGAAACTGATTCCATAGACAGAACCGTCGAGTATCTTCTTTGCTTAAGACTTTGGTAACACGATTCACCGTATATGGGATATCAAAGCCTTCTGAGTTCCACCCGCTGAGCACATCGACATCCTGGATGATGTCCAGGAACGTGTCCAGCATTTCTGATTCAGTTTCGAACAGCATGGTGTTAGGTATGTCTTCGACCTGACGCTTGGCTTCGGCCATGCTGAGTGTTTTAGGGGGTATAGCCAAACATATCATGGTCTCCATCCATTGCAGATACACAGCGATAGCAGTGATAGGCATGAATGCATCTTCTGGTGATGCATAACCGCGTTCTGGATCAAAGTCCACTTCGATGTCGAAGAATGCTACGTTGAGTTTGGGAGCATCGGTGTTGAGATAATGATCTTCGAGGCAGCGATATATGGGATTGATATCGCTTTCATAGAGTTTTTTATTGCTGTGTATGGCTAGTTCTTTGCGATGTTCTTTGACATTCTTTGAACTAACACGGCTTAATGGTTCGCCTTTGATTGATTGGAACTTGCCGCGGGGATCGATGTAATAAAAAACATGCCTTGCGGGATATTCTTTGAAATGTCTCTGACCTTTGTCATCGCGTTCGACCACACGGATGATGTCATTGTCGCGATCATAGAAAGCGTCTACGTAACTCATTTATTCTCCTATGCAATTTTTAGGCTTGCAAATACCAGTGTGCGGTTTATGGCCTCGCCTACCATCTACTATTATTTAACTACTTAGCATCCTTACCAGCCCTACACTATCTATCGTGGTCAACAAGATGTAGTTAGCCAACATGCCAAATGATTTCCTAGTATAAGCAGCCCAAGCATATAAAGCACAGCCGAGAATCCAAACAGGATATAACACAAGTAGTGGAGGATTGGGGACTGTGAGCGCCATAGTGATCGAACATCCAATCGATATAGCCCATGCGATAATCTCCACCATAAAACGGAACGGGTTAGATCTCCAATCATCTCGAATCCAATCAAACGTAGGTTTTAATAATGCATTCATTCAGGTAATCGCTTTGTGACTCCGAGAATCATTTCGATTTCGTTCCACTCGGCTTCGTGATCTTTCCAATTGTCTTTGTGTGCAATACGAATTGCTTTGTTAATGATACTGGGTTTGACCTGTAGTTCTTCAGCTACCGCTTTCACGGTTTCTTTTAGGCCTTCTTGTAGATCTTCTACTTCACGAAGCACATTAGAGCCTTCGCTGATTAATCTTTCTAATTTGGCTTTTTCTTCAGGCCCGTACATTTTTGTCATAATTATTCCTCTTTATAAGTTTGTTTGAAAATATCTTTTTTAACTACACCATAATCGCCAAAGCCATGACGTACAATATAATCCTCGCCCGTAGTATAATTTAGTCTGCTGTTGTTATATTGTAAGATAACATGACCGTCGTGATCAGCTAATTTTACTAATTTGATTATTTTTTTTGGACTAGCAGTGCCATCTCCGTTGTTGGTTTTTAGTTCTTTGAATTTCTCTGGAGAAATAGGATACTTTTCACCTTTCGGTCCAGTCATGATATAATCACCTTCACTGTACGACACTGGGCCCTCTAAAGTGTCGATAGAACCATTTTCGTCAGCAACAGTAAATGGTTCTTTTTTGTCTGGAATCTTATATGCTTTAAATGAATCTTTTTCAAACCATTCATCGTTGATACGAGATGCTTCTTCTATAATTGTTTTGTATTTGTGGATAGGATCGATCATATAGTTATTATACAGTCATAAAAAAAGCCAGTCAACCTGCGACTGGCTTGATCTAACCAAACTTAGTTTTATTTTTGAGCTTCGCTGAGCACGTCATACATTTCAAATGTACCTCCGTTGCGCTCGTAGATCAATCCGGCGTATAATTCTGCTTTCATACCTTCGCCTAGTTTGTTCTTGGCCACACGCTCAGCCCAAGTAAACAGAGCTTTGTCTACAGGATCGATCTGTTGTTGACCACCGCTTTCTTGTACTAGTTGTACCATTTGTTTGAAACTTAATTTTGTTTCTACTGATTCTTTTACAGGACGCTTTTTGCCTTTAGGCATCATTGCGCTTTCTGTTTTCTTGCCAAAGTATTTGGCCTGCTTGTCGCTCATGCCTTTCTTAGCGCCGTCTTTTTTCTTGCCTGCGTTGTCATCTTCGCCTGGCTTCTTGTCGGCCCAATCTGGGACGCCATCATTGTCGTCATCTGGTTTTTTAGCTTCGTCCATTTTCTTTTTCTTGGCATCAGCTTTTTTCTTGTCGGCTTCGTCTTTCTTGGCTTCGACCATCTTCATGAACTTAGATTTGAATTCGGGTTCTACGCTTTCTTTTTTGGCTTTTTTCTTTGGCTTGTCGTCTTCGTCGTCATTGTCTACTTCGGCTTTGCTGCCGCCGTAGTTCTTACCAGCATGGTGTTTGACGCCTGTCGCAGTCTTTTCTATGGTACCACCTGTGGAACTAGGTTTTTTATCACCCACTTTCATTTCTTCTTTGACATCTTCTTCTTTCTTTTTCTTGGCTTCAGCCACATAAGTAGTTTGCCCAGCTAGAACGCGAAGTTGTGCATCTTCGTTGAGTTGCACAGCTCTGTCAATGGTTGGTGCAGCTGGAGTTTTTGGTGGTGCATCCATGCTGTCTAGTTTGCTGATTAGTGATTTGAAGTCCATTTTTATAAGTTCCTTAACTTTTAAAGTATTATTGTATTTATCTTTTTACCAAAGACCCGCCAGTTAGCAGATTCGTGCCTTTGAGATCTAGAGCGTTTTTGGCAGTTCCGTCTTTGTTTTTTGGTGTTTTTCCTGGTTTATTTTTGTACACGACACCTACAGCGATATTACCGGCACTGGTAGCACCGGCAGTAGCTGATTCTATGATTTCTTGTATTCGCATAGTATTATTTATTCTTTTTCGCACGGCCTGCTTTCATGTTAGCTAACCAGTGCGCCATACGGGCTTTTTCACCTGATGAGTTTTTAGCAGTTTTTCTTAGGCTACTAACACTGGCTTTGGTATTAACACCTGAACGTTTGGCTAGG